GGTCCGAGACCTCGCAGAAAATCTCATAAGGCAGCCAGTTGTCAGGCCACACCTCGAAGTCAGAGGTGTCTGTTACGTCTTCCCGTAACAGGCCGATGGCCTTCAGCTCAGCGTCTGACGGCCCGGAGTCGTACATCCGGGCAGCCAGGGCTACGAGTTTTTTTGCCGCCCCTCGAACAGGCCCTTGTTGTAGCCCTCGAAGATGGCGCGGGCTGCGGACGGGTAGTTGTCCAACAGCGTGTCCAGGGCAGCGGCATCGAACGGGACATCTACCCCTTCCCAGCCCTCGACCAGTTCCTGGAGCGCGTCCAGATCGGTGCGGGCGGTCTCGCCATCGCCGAGGCTGTCGAAGAAGGTCTTGAGCGCCTTGCGCCCCTTGTGCTTGAACACGAACGTGACTGTCGCATCGCCATCGGTGGTCGGGATGGCCACGGGTTGCTTGAAGGTGGGTTTCGGTTGCAGTACAAACATGGTATCGCCTCATGTGATTGGTCCACCTCTAGGTTGATGCCACTGACCTGTCCGCGAGGCGGGTACGGACACGGATCGCTCCGCTGGTCAGTGGGTTCTGGAACCGCTAACTGCCAACAGCCAGCGGTTATGTCAGGATTACGTGGAGTAGCGCAGCGGCTCGGCGGCGTAGGACAGGCTGATCTGCGTCATCAGGGCCTCGTTCGTGGCCATGGTCGGCACCTTCAATAGCGACCAGTAGGCATTCGCAGCCAGCTTCGAGCCGTTCGGGAAGGTCATCAGCAAGCCGTAGGGAGCACGGGCTTCATCAGCCACCGTCACGTCTGCGTACCAGGCCAGGGTCGGATCATCGAACACGTCGATGGTCATGTTGACCGCGTCCTTGATGGTCGGAATCTGGCGCTTGACCGTGTCCGTGATCGAGGTGATGTCAGCAAACTGCTGCGCACCACCGGAAGCGCTCACGCCCTTGACCTGCGACAGCACGGACCAGGCACTGATCTTGCGGAAGGTGCCAGCACCAGCTGAAACTCCACCAGCGTACTTGGTCGTGTCCGAGGTATCGACGCCTTCGAGGGTCATGGAGACACCAGCGGCGACCGCCGACACGCGGCAAACCCGTTGGTCAAGCAGGCCCCATCCAGACGAGATGACCACATAGTCGCCAATGGCGGCAGGGGTAGCCGTGCTGGCGACTGCCGGGTTGGCATTCGAGATGGCGGTGATCGTGGTGCCGGCCAGGGTGAGGACGGGGGAGTAAGTTTTGGCCACAGCCACTGTGGCTCCGGTAGAAAGTGTGATGCTCATGGGGTATGCCCTTTCGGCTTCAAGCCAAATGAAAGATAATCTTCGGCCTTAATCGAAAACGATTTTTGGCCTACTGGAATTCTAGCGCTCTGGCATTTTCGCGCTTGAGTTTGAGGGCCTCCTGGTCCCAGGATGCGAACCCTGGTCCCGCGATATGCTAAAATGCCGGGAAAGGAGAAGCCATGACGCCCGCCCCGACCCCGGAAAATCTCGCCCTGATCATGGACGAGTACAATCTGAATGTGAAGAAGACCGCAGGTCTCCTGCATGTTTCCACCAGGACAGTAAATCACTGGAGGAAAGGTGACAGGGTTATGTCGCAAATGGCTTGGGACTGTCTGCTATTGAAACTTCAGAAACCAAAGTCATTGACCATTATCGGCAATGACTGGCACATCCAGTAATTACTGGAAGAAGTAGAAGGGCACGATCAGGTCTTGGCTGGTCCAGCCATTGCGGCTCTGCTTCCGGCCAAACCTCGGGCAGTCCAGGTCCACGCCAGTCAGGCGCTGGTACTTCAGCAATTCACGCAGGTAGTTCAACTTGACCAGGGCGTCGCGTGTGCCTTGGCCCTCCTTCGAGAACAACTGCAGGATCACCTCCCCGTAGCTGGCCGTGTACGGGGCCAGGTCAATGCCCTGGCGGACGCTGTCCGTGAACTCGATCATCACCCGCAGAAAGCTGCTGCCCACGGCATCGAGATCGACCTTGACCGCGTTCTCATAGAACAGCTTGACGGTGGGGTATGTCAGAGCCCACGCAGGGTTCAAGTATGCCACGATGACGTCGCGGACTTGGACTTCAGTGGTCATACGCCGACCTTTCTCAGAATCTCAAACTGAACTTTACCAATGGTTGTGTACCTGTGCGACAGTGACGCAGCGGCCCTGCGATAAACTGCAAAAGCCCCTTCGTTTTCCGGTCTCAGTTTAATCTCGTTTTTCTCTATCATCCACGAGTAGTACTCATCGTGTTTGGCCGTACTGGATATGAGGATCGGTGTACCAAGTTTCGGGGGCGTCCAGTTGACTAATGACCTAGCATGAATCTGTGCTGGTTCATCCCCCATTTTGTACGGGTCGGACGCTCTATTACCAAGGACGAAAGCATCGAAAGAGGTGTCAGCCTTACCCGTCATTGACACCCGAGTATTGGCTACAAAGTCTCCAGAGTTCTGAGGTGAAAACTCAAGTATCTCCTCGAAAGCGTGGTGCGCTAAACCCACGGCTACTTCGGAGACTGCCTTCTCCACCGCCCCGAACCACGCCCCGACATCAGCGTCGAATTTCTCAAGCCCTTCGAGCATGGCAGTTCCAGGTCAGGCCCTCGTCCTGTGCGGAGAGGATGCGCCAGACGCCATCTGAGAGCGTCAGGGTGTCCGGTGGATCAGGCGTCACGGCCTTGAGCATCATCACGGTCAGGTCCCCGCGCTCGTACTGCTCTGTGGCCTTGCTCAGGTACTCGAAGTGCTCAGCCCACTTGATGCGGAACACCTTGATCGCCGAAGGCGTGTCCACGTAGGTGTCCGTCAGCGGGTCATAGGCGCGGGAGGTGAACGTCGCCATCTCAAAGTTCGGGGACTCTACCACATTGGCCAGCGACACCCGCAGCCCGGAGGTCGAGACGTAGGACTCCTTGACCAGATACCAGACCGAATTGAGGTAGACCAGGGAATCAGCAGGGGCTGACTCCGTGCCCGACAGGAAGACCTGGTACTGCGGAGGGTACTTCGAGGAGTCCTCGGCATCCGGCAGGTACTTGGCGAAGGCCAGCGCAGCATAGGCGGTGCCCGGAGCCGCGCCCGCGAGTTCGTCCGCGATCGTGGTCAGGTTGGCCAGGCCGTCCGCGCCCTGGACAACGTAGTTGAGCCGGATGGTGTCATCATTCCAGAAATCTGGCGCTCCATGCCCGACGAGATAGGTCTGCCCGTGAATGGTAACAACCCTTCTCGCCGGGATGGTAACGCTAGAAGCTGTACTTATCTGGCGTTTCTTAACAGCTACACCGTCGATCTTGGAATACGCCAAGACCTCGAACTGACACTTGAAAGTCGCCGCACTATAGGCGTCAGTCGCTGTAGTTGTGTCGAAGCGTCTGGCTGCGTCCAGGAGTCTCATACCTCCCCCGTTCTCATCATGTTAGCTAGCCTGACAGCCCTGCCCTTTACCTGTGATGCCCATTTACTGTCTAACATACATTTAGCCGCCTCTTGGTATTCTCCTGCCTGCACACTTGATAAAGTGTCCTTAAATCTTTTGAGACCTTCAACACCAAGATTAAACGCCATATTGACTAGAACACTGCGTCTTGTGTCGTCAAGGGTAGACCACCAAGGTAGGCACCTGTCTAGCGACTCCATCGTCCTTGTAATATCATTAGTAAGGAGTAACTCAGCCTGCGCAGCAGTTATAGGTTTACGTCTACCATCGTGCCCTACCTTACGAAGTTCCTCAGTAGTAAGGGGGCATGAGTCAAGGTTCCTGCCAACTCCAATTGTCAAAAACCCCTTGGTGCAGCGGTAGGGGGCCAGCTTTAAGCCCTCATCCCTGATCAAATCCTGTCTGAGGCTGATCATGTCCATCGTTATACGCCTGTCACCGGGTCAACGCTGGGGGACACGATCCCGAAGTAGGACTTGGCCACGGTCTCTGTCGTGACCGCTCCGATGGCCCCGAAGGCGGCAACCAGCCGGGTGCGGGCCTTCTCGTACTGCGCCGTCACCTGCGCGATCACGTCCTTGTAGGGGTTGTCGAAGCGGCTGATCTGCGCCTTGCCATCCGTCACCTGCTTGGCGGCGAACAGCGGCATGGTGGCGGTCAACTGCTTGGCCACCGAGTAGGTGGCGAACAGGTTGCAGGCGGTGATGAAGCGGGTCTCGGCAGCCGTGGGCGCGGCCAACGACTCTGTCGTGGCATAGGTCGATTCGAGGGTCAGGTCAATCTCCTCGAACTCCTGCGTGAGCGTGTCCGCGTACAGGTTCAGGTCCAGGACCGCGTCCGGGATGTCTTCCTCGCTGACGCCCAGGGCGGCCCGCACATCGTTGTAGGTGGTGTAGTCGATCAGCATGGAAATCTCCTTCCCGGCATTTTACCACGGGGCCGGTGAACAGTAAAAACAAACCCGGCACATGGCCGGGTTTGCGCACACTGCACAGTCCTTGTTACATGATCAGGTTCAACCTGTGGAACGCACGGGTATAGAATCGTGCGGCGACCGCGCCATAGTCTATTCTGAACTTCGTCGACCGACGGGTAACGAACTGCTCAACGGACGAATAGTTGGCTGTGCTCGATTCGTGCAGAACGATCGCGTTAGGCTTCGAGATACCAAGGATCGTGTTCGCCGGCCAGTTCGCATCGGTCACGATGTAGATCGGCAGGTTGGACGGCCACAGTGGGTCCATCACGACCTCGATGGTGTCCATACGCTGGCTGGTCTGGTTGTCCGTATTGGCAGTCGGGCGACCGGTACGGTTCTGGATGGCCAGGGCACCGTCGATGTCCGTGATCACGTGGGTGATCGGGGCACGCTTGCTGTGCTTGGCGATCCACTTGATCCATGCCTTCTGCGTCAGCACGCCGGCAGCCCCGATGGCACTGTCGATCGTGACCGCCTTCTCAACCTGGTCACCGGACAGGGCAGCCATACCGTGGTCGGCGTCGCCGGCCATCATCGAGAGCAGCCAACCATCAGCACGCTCGGCGATGTCGTAGGTCGCCATGATCGACATGCACTTCTGGACCTCGGCGAAACCGAAGTAGTCCATGGCTTGATCACTGATTTCCAGGCCCGACGCGAAGATCGGGATCGTACCGGACTGTTCACCAACCGTCAGCAGGCCGATGGAGGTCGGTTCAGCCAACTGGGCGACAGGTTTGGCGCGGCTGTTGCGGGCCGGGTCATAGTTGAAGACCGGCTTCTCGTAGCGGTTGCCAGCAACCGATTGCGTGAACGCGACCAGGTTCATGAACTGGGCCAGGACACCCGAACGATCCTCGTAGATGTCGTTCTGCACGCCGGCCAGGATGGCGGCGGGCGCGACAAAGCGGGAGATGCCAGTGCTGCCGGGAGCTGTACCAGCAGCCGACAGGCCACCGCCGTCGAG